CCTTTTGTAATTGTACTTCCTGATGTATTTTTACAAGCTACTCTTACTTGATCTGTACTTTCACTAGATAGCGTTATTGTATCACCTGTTTCTGTAATAGTTATATTGCTACCTGCTGCAAGTGTTACATCATCAGCACTAGCATCGCTACCTGTTAGTCTTATTATTGCATTAGCGCCTGATGTTTCACTACTTAATGTATAAGTTGTATCTGTATCTGAAGCTGCAGCAATAGTAAAGCTAGGGTATGTTCCTGTTACCGTTACATTTGCGCCACCCGTTAAAGATACCGTTTGATCAGGAGCGGAGTTAGTTACTGTAAAATTCGGATATGTACCCGATGTAGTTATACCCGTACCTGCTGTAAGAGCAACTGTCTGATCAGGTGCTGTATTAGCAATAGTTAATGTGTTGCTTACATCATCATAAGTACTACTAATTGATGTACCTGCTACTATTAAATTAGCAACTCTATCGTCTACACGCTCTGCAGTATAATAAAGATTAGTTCCTTCAGTTAAATTTGTTGTAGATTTAGTTCCGAATGCTGTGTCAAATCTAGCCGTTGTATAATAAAGGTTACTCGTACCTTCGTTAACTGAATCAGTATCAAAACTAATATTAGCACTACCATCGAATGAAACACCATTTATTGTTCTTGGTGTTGATAAGGTATCTGCAGTTGATGCGGCTATCCCTAAGCTATCTACATATGTTTTAGTAATGTGTGCTTGTACTTCACTTGAGCTTGGTCCAGTATAGGAAATGACTCCTGTTGAACTATTGTAAGACAAAGAACCGTCACCACCATTGTCAACCGCACTTATTAACGCTCTTACATTTGCATCCGAAGGTCCCGTGTAAGTAAACACACCTGTTGTATTATCATAGCTAAAACTTCCTAGTCCGCCCGTATCATTTGCAGATAAATCTGTTAAACTTATCCCTGCTCCACTATTAGCTATTGTAAAACTTGGATAAGTACCTGTTACAGTAATACCTGTACCCGCAGTTAAACTTACTGTTTGGTCAGGTTGTGTATTTGTAATTGTAAAACTAGGGTATGTACCACTAGTTGATATTCCCGATCCTGCACTTAACGATACGGTTTGGTCAGGCGCACTATTTGCTATTGTTAGTGTTCCTGCATTATCATCATACGTTTTTGTAATACCCGTACCTGCTTGTATCAAAGTATTCGCTTGATCGTCAACTTTTTCTGCAGTATAATATTCATTAGATCCTTCTGTAATATTATCAGTTGTTAAACTAATATTTGCTGTACCATCAAAACTAACGCCTGCTATTGTTCTTGCTGTTTCTAATGCTGTTGCCGTATCTGCATTTCCCGTTACATCTCCCGTTACATCTCCCGTTACATTTCCAGTTAAATTACCTGTAACATTACCCGTAACATTACCTGTTAAATTCCCAGTTACATTGCCAGTTAATGGTCCACTAAAAGCATTAGCGGTTATTGTACCTAAAGCAGTTAAATCACCGCCTGTATTCATACTTAAACCACTAGTGTTACCAGCACCATCTGTAATTGATTGCAATGCTGCAGCTAGTGTTCCGTTATCACCTACTTTTAACAGCGATGTATAAGTACTACTTATTGAATTTCCAGTTAATGTCGCCATTTTTCTTTAATTTATTATTTATATACTTTTTTAATTTTACTATATTTTTATTTTTTACTTTATATCTTTTCATAAAACCCACCCGTTGAATAAATTATCTTTGTCTGGATATACATCCTCGTTAGAGTTTTGATTATACTCTGGAAATAAATTATTATTAAAACTTAAATAATCTATCATCCTTCTTATATAATACTCTGCAAACTCTCTTTCTTTATTTACTAGATAATCTACTTCGTTTTTTGTTACACTTTCTGCGTTTTCACTTATATGTTTAAATACTCCTGCATTTTTTACTTGGTATGCTGCAAATGGTAAATAATCCATCATAGCAAAATGTATTAAAGCAGGTTGTATGTAATTGTTTACTAGTGTTAGGTAATCTCCCGTTAATGTATCACCAGTTATTTTAGTTTCTAGCGCTTCATATAGTTTAGTACCTAAGAAATTTTGTATATGTATTTCTTGTGCTAATTTTATATAAGGCAATAACTTGTCTACATCTACATTACCATCTAGTATTGTATTCTTTTTTAAATCCTGTACTTTTATAAATAATACCTGTGCCATTATTAAAATGCTTTACCTTTCGGTGTTGTAAAATCTTTTTTCTTTTTAAATCCTCTGTTCTTCATATCTCTAGGTCTTTTAGCAACTTTAGAATCATTAGTTTCAGGTTTAAAACCTTGTTTCTTAGCTTCATTTACACTAATTTCTGATCTAGGGTTTTTAGCATCAGGTGTAACTGTTTTAGCCATATACACTCTACGTTCCCAATAATGTCTACAAGAACCACCGCCTTTATATAACCATATATCATATGTATTAGCGCCATCAGGTCCCCAACCTGGATTAACAGATTTGCTACTCATAGCAATAATATCTTCTTTACGATATACTTTTTTAGCAGCTACCATTTTATTACAAAAATCTCTACTGCCATTATCAGATTTTAATGGTGCATATTGATATCTTACTTTATACCTAAAACCTTCTTTGTTTTCACCGTCTTGATTACTCTTAGCGTTAGACTTAGCGCTACCTGTACTAGCTAATTCTAATTTTTGATTTAACTCATCATCTTTATCATAATCTACAGGTGCTGATTCTATAAGTTCCCAATTATCTAAATCTTCATCTTCACCTAAATCTAATAGTTCTTGTAAATCTGTTTTATCGCTAGACAGTTCTGCTTTATCTTCTAAGTCAACACCAGTTTCTTCTTCTCTAGTTTCATCATCAACTAAATTACCTTCTAAATCAGTAAACTCTAATGGCTGTAGTGTTTTAAAGTATAAGTTAAGCGATACATTATTAAATGCTAAAATTTTATCTAAAGCATCTAATATATATTCTTGTTGTACTCTAATAACCATATTATCAAATAATATACTTGCTTGTTTTAATTCATCAGCATTACTACCTAAACCGTTATTACCTGTTCTAATACCTAATAATAAAGGTGATGATAATCTATGTCCTACTAGAATTTTATTCGTAGCTTCGTCACTTAAAAATTGGTACTGATTATGTGCGTCAGATAATTGTACTGGATCTATAGTAGCTGCACTTTCTTGATTATCATTGAATGCTAATATAAATTTACCTGCATTACTACTACCACTAAACTTTTCATAAATACGTCTTTCGATTAATTCTCTAGATTCTTCATCAGGTGTACCGTTGTTAAAATTTAATAACATACTAGGTGCCATTCCGTTTTGTATATTATTAATATGATAGTTAGCTACCTCTGCTTCTAGTTCACAGTATGGTAAAGCACCTTGATAAGTAACTGGTGTATAATAAAAATACCCAGCCCTATATGGTTTAATACAAAGTATTTCTATTGCATTATTACCACTACCAAATGCTGGTATTCTAGTTAGTTTATCTCTGTTTGTGTATTTACTCCAATCGTGAAAATAATAATATCCTTTTACATCACCTTTTTTATCTGCTTTTTCAGCTCTTAGTGTTTGTACTGGAAAATGCTCTACTTTAACTATCTTGCTTCTATCTACATTATAATAAACCTGTAGTGTAGCTTGTCCTAATAAATAAAAATCAGAACATACCTTTTTAAGATCATCTTTAGTAAAAAGTGTTATTGCTTCGGCATACTCCATAGGTTTTTTATCGCTATTGGTTGCGCTTAAACCTTTACCATATATCATTTCAGTAATACCATTAATAATAGCATTATTAGTTGGACTACCTTGATATTGGTCTATTAGATATTGATAATAGTTATTATCTTCACCATAAGATACAAAATCTTTATTTTTTTGCTCTGTTATTTTAGGAGCTGTGTATGTGCTTAAATTTACTACTCTGATATTACTCATTAGTTTATTATTATATAATCATCATCTGGATAATTAGTTGTTTGTGTGTATTGTCCGCTATTAATAGTATAATAGTCATTGTCAGCTTGATTTATAGTTTGGTCTGTACAAAATATCTTATCTAAATAAATACTTGTTTCAGAAGTTGTTATACTTTCCCAATTATCTGTTGCAAGTTGCCACTCTGTTGTGTATGTGTTCCATAGCGCACCTACACCTTCTAAAATACTTAAATCATAAAACCTACCTTCTTTTAAACTAAAAGTTGTAGATATAGATGCTTTATCGTTTGTTTGTGTAAGTGTAACGTTTTCAGTTCTTGTTGTTGTGTTAGTACTACTATCTCTTAAAGATACAATTACCTCAGACGGATATGATCTTGGTGCAAAGGTTAAAGTTTGTGCTGAAGTACTAGTTGTTAAAATCTTCATACATATATAATAAAAAAAAATAGATTTTTTATATAATAAAAAAGGGAAGTTAAAAACCCCCCTTTTAAAACACACAAAAACAAAAAATTGTTACGAAGTCGGGTTAATTTGTGTTGTACTTGCTAACGCAGTAACTACCGTTCCTGTTACGAATAACGGAGGTATTACTTCTGTAGCTGTAAATGTCAACGTAAACCCACTCAAGTCTGCATATGCTGCACCACTAACAATAGTTCCTGCTGTAACTTCAGCACCTTGATGGAAACCTACCATTAGATAATTAGCATCTACTGTGTCAGGATCCATTGAACCTGCTTGTACTGCGTTGTTGTCTTTTATTACAACGTGTGGTCTTGCAGCTGCTAGAAGTTTAATTTCTTCTTGAGTTGCCACATCTAAATGTGTAAATGTTAACTCTAATGTAGATTCATATACTGTTGTACCTGTATCTCTAGAGCTAATAATATTTGTTGTTAAAGAGCTAGTCGCACCTTTTAAATCGTATTCAAAAAAAGCTGGAGTTCCTGATAAAGCAGATATATTACCTGCAGATATTGTTGCTGTACCTAATGTACCGTAATCTGCAAAATACACTTTACTTAAACCTCCAACTGATTCTTTACAAGGTAACTGCCTTCCTGTAGTTAATGAACAAGCCATAATTTATTTTATTTTAAAAAAAAAGGTAGGTAGTAAAATGCCACCTACCCTTTTTAAGTTATACTATTATTTTACTTACGCTGTAGCGTATAATACGATATCACCACCGATAGCGTGCTGAATTCCTGCTGTAAATCTCATTACAACTCTTACGTTTTGAGATCCATCAAGATCTGCCATATCAATTACTTTAACTTCGTTTTGATCTGACATTAATCCAGTTCCAAAGAATAAGTTACTAGCTTGAGCTGCTACTGCATCATTATCAGAAAGTCCAGGAGCGTTAACTACTTTAATTCCATCGAATGATATTGAATTACCCATATTGTACCATTGAGTACCTTGAGCGTTTGTACCTGCTGCTCCTAATCCTGAAGCACCAAACCCACCTAAAGCTCTAATATAGTTTCTGTACATATTAGATGGTAAGTAGATATTTAAATCTTCTGCACCATATACTGCTGTTGGAATAGCGTCAGCAATTTTACCTAATTCTTCGATTACGTTTGCAGAAGTACTAGCTGTACCTGTTACATCGTTTACGTCACCATCTGCACCTAAAGTTGTGAT